GCTGCTGCCCGTCGAGCTTGGCGTCGACGTCGGCGGCGGCGGGGACCTCACCGTCATCCGCGAACACCGCGGCGTGCAGGCGGGCCGGCAGTGGACATCGCGGTCGGACCGGCCCGAGGAGCTCGCCCCGCTCGTGATCCACGCGATCCGCGAGACCGGCGCGACCGCGGTGAAGGTCGACTCGATCGGGATCGGGTGGGGCCTGGTCGGCGAGCTACGCAACCGGGCGTCGCGTGGGGAGCACAAGGCGACCATCTCGGCCGTGAACGTCGCGGAGAAGGCCACCGACCCGGTCAAGTACACCAACCTGCGGGCGCAGATCTGGTGGGAGGTCGGCCGGGCACTGTCCGCGGACCGGGCATGGGACCTGGCCGTCATGGACGACGGCGACGCGACCGTCGCGGAGCTCCTCGAACCGCGGTGGGAGCTGGACAACTCCGGCCGCATCAAGATCGAGTCGAAGGACGACATCCGGGAACGCACCGGCGGGCGCAGCCCCGACCGGGCCGACGCGCTGCTGCTGGCATTCTACCGACCCAAGCGTGACCTGGGCGCGTTCTTCGACCAGGCGATCAGGAAGGGCTGAGTCCCGGCCTGACCAAAGGCCCGGTGCGACTGCTCGCCACAATGCCCGGCGACCGCCCGAATGAGAGATGGGCCCATAGCCGATTCGATCATCTTCACGTTGACGGTGAGTGGTTCCTGCTTACCGACGAGCTTGCGGACTTCATCCGCGGCTTGAAGAGCTACGCCGGCGCTCTTGATGGATGGAGGGAATGTGTCCCGACGTCGGCGTGATCGTTCCATCATCACAAAGGCACAGCGGCCGGGCACGCGGGCGGTCGCGCCGGCGGCGACGTTCACCGCCGAGCAAGTCATCGCCCTCGCCGCCACGGCCCGCCAGCTCCCCGGCTACGCCCGGCCCCTGCCCCGCACCGAACCACCAGGGCTGCCGTTCGGGCCTGGCCTGCCCGTCATACCCGCGCCGATCAACGCGCCCCGCACCGACTCCGGCCGCCCCGAACCCCGCCTCTACGAGTACCCCGTCTCGTGGAACCTGCCCGGCACCGGCGACCGGCTCATCCCATGGCGGATCCTGCGCGAGGCCGCCGACCGGATCACCCTGTTCCGCAAATGCATCCAGGTCCGCAAGAACGAGGTGTCCACACTGGAGTGGGACATCGTCGTCAGCCCGAAGGCGGTCGAACGCGCGCAGCGGCAGGCCCCGGACACTGCGCGGGCCACGATCGAGAAACAGATGCGGGAGAAGGTCGAGCCGCAGATCGGCCGCCTCGTCGACTTCTGGGAGTACCCCGACCGGCGCTCCGGGCACGACACGATTGCCTGGTTGAAGAAGCTGATCGAGGAACGGTTCGTCCTCGACGCGCTCGCCGTGTACCCGCGCCGCACCCTGGGCGGGGACCTGTTCGGCTTCGAAATCCTGGACGGGTCGACGATCAAGCCGCTGCTCGACCAGTACGGGTACCGGCCGATGCCCCCGGCGCCGGCGTACCAGCAGATCCTGTGGGGCTTCCCCCGCGGCGAGTTCATCGCCGATTCCGGAGTCGGCGACGAGGGTGAGCCGCTCGTCCTCAACGGCTACCGAAGCGACCAGCTCATCTACCACGCGACGAACCCGCGCACCTGGACCCCGTACGGCTACTCCGCCGTCGAGCAGGCGTTGGACGACGGGGACCTGTGGCTGCGCCGGTCCGGCTGGCTGAAGGCCGAGTACACCGACGGGGTCATGCCGTCGGGCTGGCTGAAGGCCGGGGAGGGGCAGGCCGACTGGTCCGTCGACCAGCTCCGCGCCTACGAGACGGCGTTCAATGACCTGTTCGCCGGGCAGACCCAGCAGCGGCAACGGTACCGTTTGTTGCCATACGGGATGGAGCCCGACGACTCGCCCGGGGTCGGGGAGAAGTACAAGCCCGACTACGACCTGCTGATCATCAAGCTGGTCGCGGGGCACTTCGACACCACCATCGCCGAGCTCGGCTTCACCGAACCCGGCGGGCTCGGCTCCGCCGGCTGGCATGAGGGCCAGGCCGACGTCCAGGACCGCAAGGCCACCCAGCCGACCCTCGCCGACATCCAGTCGTTCGTCACCCAGATCTCCCGTAACCACCTGGGGATGCCCCGGGAGCTGGAGTTCAAGATCTTGGGGTTGGAGTCGGAGGACGAGGACGCCCAGGACGAGGTCGCCGACCGGCGCGTCAGGGGCGCCCGGATGACCCTCAACGAGGACCGCGACCGGACCGGCCTGCCCCGGTACACGTTCCCCGAGGCGGACATGCCGATGATCGTCGGGCAGCGGGGTGTCGTGTTCCTCGACGGTGCGAGCGAGCTGGCCGCGCCGGGTGTGATGATCGGCCCGGCGCAGCCCATCGCCGAAGGCGCCCCGGCCGGCGCGGGCCAACCACCCGGACAACCCGGTGGACAACCCGCCGGCCCGGCCGGCGCGGGACCGCAGCCCAAACCCGGCAACCAGCCGGCCAGGACCGGGGACACCGCCGACGCGGCGAAGGCCGAGCTCGTCGCGTACCGCCGCTGGGCCGCCCGCCGCGGTACCCCAGCCCGGCCGTTCGAGTTCAGCGTGCTGACCAAGGCCGACCTCGTCGCCGCCGGCGTCGACGTCGTCGACGAACACGTCCTCTTCAAAGCAGGGGCGGGTGGTGCCGGCCCAAAAGGACCACGCCGGTGGGCCGGCTGGGAGAAGGACCTACAAGCCGCGCAGTACTGGGCCCGGCGACTCCTCCGGGCTTTAGCTGGCGCCCTACGGATCCAGGCCCTGGTCGAGGCGTGGACCCGCCACCGCGGCACCCGCCCAGCTAACGCCCGCACCACCCAGGTCAAGGACACAGGCGCGGCGAAGACCGCCGCGAAGGCGTGGCTCGACGAGCAGGGCGTCGAGCTCATCGCCGCGCTGCGCATCACGCTGCACGGCGTGTACGTCGACGGGTACTACGTCGGCGACCGGGCAGCGGTCGTCGCCCTCGAAGGCGTCGCAGCCGACTGGGGCACCTGGAAGCCCGGCAACACCGCGGCGGCCCGGGCGGTCCTGTCCGCCGACGGGCGCGACGTCGGCCTGCAGCAGCTCCTCGACGCCGCCGACGTCACCATCAAGTCGATCGCCGCGAACCGGCTCGACGAGGTCGCCGCGGTGCTGGCCGACGGCCTGGAACAGGGCCTCGCCCCCGCCGAGATCGCCCGGGCGCTGCGCGGGATCGTCGACGACCCGGTCTGGGCGCGGATGGTCGCTCTGACCGAGACGTCGCGGGCGTCGACGGCGGCGACCCTGGCCCGCTACCGCGAGTCGGGGGTGCCGGCGAAGGAGTGGCTGACCGCCCTCGACCAGCGGGTCTGCGCGCAGTGCGCCGGCAACGAGGATGAGGGCCCGGTCCCCGTCGAGAGCGTGTTCGGCGACGGGAACGACGGGCCGCCCGGACACCCGAACTGCCGCTGCGCACTGATCCCCGCGGAGATCGCCCGCGACCGTGCCGTGAGCCAGTTCGCCGACCTGGTCGACGACGATGTACCGCCCGGGGAGGGCTGATGCACCAGCTGAGGGTCGACAAGACCGGTGTGCACCTCGACGGGCACCGGGTCGCCGCGACGGAGGTGTTCCTGCGCTACGACCCGTACCAGGCGTGGGCGCAGATCACGATCCCCGCCGACGTCGACGTCGACGTGGCCGCCGACGTCACCGTCGCCCACGCCGGCGAGGCAATCGGAGGTAGCCGATGACCACCGCGACCGCCATGACGTACGCGTGGGCGGAGATCACGAAGGTTGAGGACCGCGAAGACGGCACCGTCATGGTGTACGGGCCGGTCGCCGACTCCGGCCTCGACCGCGACAAGCAGCGCCTCAACCGGCAGTGGCTCGACCAGGCCATGCCCGCGTGGATGGCCGAGGGTGGCAACATCCGCGAGCAGCACGACCCGACCCGCGCTGTCGGCGTCGGCGTCGGCCTGACCAAGGGCGACGTCGACGACGTGCACCTGCTCGCCGCGCACGTCATCGACGACCAGGCCGTGAGGAAGGTCAAGGCCAAGGTCCTCAAAGGCTTCTCGGTCGGCATCAAGGAACCGCGGGTCCAGATGGGCAAGGCCGACGCCCCGAACGGTGAGGTCGTGGGCGGCCGGATCATCGAGGTGTCGCTGGTCGACCGGCCCTCGAACCCGCGGACCCTGTTCACCCTGGCCAAGGCCGACGGCGCCGAGCTGGCCGCGGTCGACGGTGCCGAGCTGCTGGAACGCACGGACATCGACTGCGACGTGCCCGAGGCGCACCTCGGCCAGCCCGGCGGCGAGATCCTGAAGTTCGTCAGCGCCGCCCAGCGCAAGAAAGACGCGGCGGCCGGCGTGGCCATGCCGAATGGCGACTTCCCGATCCCCGACGAGGGCCACCTCCGCTCCGCGATCGGACACCTGGGCAACTACACCGGCGACAAGGCCGCCGCGAGACGTCACATCATCGCCCGCGCCCGGGCGCTCGGGCTGACGAAGCTGCTGCCTGAGGGCTGGAACGTGTCGAAGGCCGACCAGATCCTCGCCGACGTCGCCCAGTGGGCGCCCATCGAGCCGGCATCTTGGTACGCCACGAAGGCCGACACGGCGGACATCGCCAGCGCCGTCGAGGCGATCGCAGCGATCGCCCGGCTGATCCAGTCCGAGGCCGCCGGGATGGCCGCCGGTGACCTGACCGAGGACCGCGAGATCTCCTACCTGCTCGACGCGGTCCGCGCACTGAAGTACTTCGTCATGTGCGAGCAGGACGAGGAAGAGCCCGACGACGGTACCGGCAGCGGCGGCGGCGGGCAGGCCGCCGACGACTTCAACATGGCGGGAGACGTGATCCTCATGGCCGACGACAAGCCCGACGTCACCAAGACCGACAAGCCGGACACCACCAAGACCGACGCGACCAAGGTAGACGGCGGGTCGCCGTTGACCAAGACCGAGTTCGCGACCATGCTCAAAACGGCAGTCGCAGAGGCCACGGAGCCGCTGAAGGACGACCTTGGAGTCGTCAAGGCGGAGCTGGCGAAGGCGCTGGCAGCACCCGCCCCCGGCGGCCCGGTCCAGACCAGGACCGCCGCGCAGACCGGGGCACCCGCCAACGACCACCGCAGTCGGGCCAACGCCCTCCTGGTAAAGGCAGCCAACATCGGCAACGCCGACCCCGCGCTCGCGCAGGGATACCGCGACCAGGCCAACGCGCTGCTCGCCAAGGCCGACGCCTGACGCCCGACACCGATCGGACGTGACCCCCATGACCACCGCCATCCCCAAGGCCGAGGACCTCTTCGGCGGGGCCGGCCGGCTGTCCAAGGCCGAGCTGGCCCGCCGCTGGGACGAGTACGTCGACGTGCTCAACAAGACCGACGACCGCGTCCTCGGCCGCACCGACTGGCAGACGAAGGCGCCGCACCGCTCCGGCGAGCGCCTCGACCTCAGCGCCGGCGGCGCACCGGCACGCACCCCGCTCGACATGCTGACCAAGGCCATCTCCGGACCGGAGCTGGCCAAGTCCATGTCCGCCGAGGCACTCGGCCAGCTCACCACCCTGCTCGAGTCGGCCAAGGCGGAGATCCCCGACCTCGTCAAGGACCTCACCACCACCAGCCCCCTGTCCACCGGCCTGGTCGTGTTCGACCTGGAGACCGGCGCGAAGCTGCTGACCCCGAAGCCGACGCCGCTACGCAACACGATCCCCCGGGAGCAGGGGTACGGGCTGGCGCACCGGTTCAAGCGGATCACGGGGTTCACCGGTACCGGCACCGGCGGTGTCGGGGTGATCCGGCCCGGCATCGCCGACACCACGCAGACCCGCTTCGACGCGTCCGGGTCGACGAACGCGTTGTGGTTCAACCGCGGCGGAAAGATCGCCTACGCGGGCGACGAGACCGTCGCCCCCTACATCCAGTTCTCCGCCTCGGACGAGGTGAACTGGTCCGCGCAGTACAGCTCCCGCGGGTTCCAGGACCTGCGGGCCCTGTCGCGGCAGGCGCTGATCTGGGCGTCGATGCTCCTCGAGGAGCGGATCCTGCTCTACGGGCGGGGCACCCAGTCCCCGTACTCCGGTACCCTCGCCGCGCCGACCGGCGTGTCGGGCACCGCCCGGGCGGCGGTGGCCGGCGAGATCGGCGTCTCCGGCGTCACCACGAACGTCTTCGTCCGGGTCGTAGCCGAGATGGGCGACTTCGGCGTATCCCAGGCGTCCGCGGCGACGGGCGCGGTCGCGACGACGAACGGCCAGGTCGTCGACGTCACGTACACGCTGCCGGCCGGGGCAACCGGCGCCCGCATGTTCGTCTCCACCGGGGCCGCCGACCCGGGCGACGCGTCGCGGTGGCTGTATGTGTTCACGAACCTGCCGGCGGGCCTGTCGGGTGGCCGGTCCGGCTACAACAAGATCACCATTCAGGGGGCGCTGCCCATCTCGGGGACCGTGCCGACCGCGTGGCCGAACACCATCCCCGGCGGCGCCGCGATCAACCTCACCACCACCGACGGTGGTTCCGCGGTCACCAACGAGTACGACGGTGTCCTGGCCTACTGCACGGGCGCCAACGCCGGCTCCACGGTCAAAATCAACACGACCTTCGACAAGACCAACCCCGGCGTCGAGTACCAGAACGCGTTCATCGCGATGTACGAGGCCGTCAAAGCGTCCCCGGACCGGATCCTGTTCTCCGGCTCGGACCGCAAGCAGCTCTCCGACGCGGTGAAGGGCTCAGCGAACAGCAACTACGGGATCCGGCTGATGCAGGACGACATCACCGGCGTCACGCTCGGCACCGTCGCCGCGTCCATCCTCAACGAGGTCACCGGCGACGAGGTCAACATCCAGGTCCACCCATGGCTCCCGCAGGGCAACTCGCTGATCCTGTCCGACACGCTGCCGATCCCCGACACCTCGGTCGACTCCGTCTTCAAGGTCTTCAACGTCCAGGACCTGATGGGCATCGACTGGCCCGTCAACCAGTTCACGTTCGACGCCAGCTCGTACTGGTTCGGGAACATGGTCTGCTACGCCCCGGCGTGGCTCGCCTCCGTCGTCGGCATCCAACGCGTCTGAGTCCCTCCGGGTTGGAGCCCCCCACCCCGCTGTTGGGTTCGGGGGCTCCAACCCGGAGTCGCAGTAGCACATCTGTCCACTGTGGAGGTTCGCTGTGACGCGACTCATCCCGCTCGACGGCGCCTACAAGGTCCAGGTCGCCGGCACCCACACCGGCACCCACACCTACCGCAAGGGCCGCGACGGCACCATCCGCGTCGAGGACGTCCAGCACGCCCGGGCGCTCATGCGGGAGGGCCTGGCCGTGCCCGCCGCGGCGACCGGCCCGGTCGCGCACCTGCCCGGCTTCCGCTGCGCCACCTGCGGGCGGCGCAACTACTTCCGTATCTGCGGGGCCTGCGGCTCCGCCGAATCCAGCAAGGAGTGACCCGATGCCCCCACGTACCCGCAGGAGCGAGACCGACGGCGACCAGGCGGAGAAGGTCGACCGGCCTCGACACACCGCCGACCTCTGCCCGGAATGCGGCGCCGAAGAGAACGGCGGCGGCGAACCGCACCCGACCGCGACCTCGTTCGGCTGCGAGCACGGCTCCTGGACGTTCGACCAGGGCCCCCGCGAGTCGATCACCATCACCGGTGGCACCGTCGCCACACCGACCGGCTGAGGGCGGGGTAGGTCGCCGTGGTGAACACCGGGGCGGCGCTGCTCACCCTGCCCCTGGTCACGGTCGCCACGTTCAAGGCCCACCCCACCTACCTGGACCTGGCCAACCTGCGCTCCGGCGACGCGGTGCAGGCCGACCAGGACGCCGAGCTGTACAACACGCTGCTGCAGGCCTCGCAGCGCGCCGAGAACGAGGTCTGCAACCAGCCGCTGCACGCGCATCTCTACACCCAGGTCGACGAGCTGCGCGCGGACTGGCGGGGCCGGCTGCACGTGCACGCCGAGCACGGCCCGGTCCGCGCGGTGACAGCCGTCGCGTACGGCACCAGCCTCGGGTCGCAGGTGACCATGACGACGCCGGCGTACCGGTTACGGTCGGACACCGAGGTCACCGTCGAGCTGTCCGCCTCCGGCAGCACCTTCGTCGGGGCGTTGCAGCTCGGGCCGCCCACGTCGCACGTCACGCTCGACGTGACCACCACCTACGTCGCCGCGTACACCAACACGCTGCTCACCGTCGCGCCGAACGCCGGCGCCACCTCGATCACCGTGGCGGACCCGACCGGGATCTACCCCGGTGACATCCTGCGGATCTGGGAGCCCGGCAAGGAGGAGTCCGTCGTCGTCGACGCCTCCTGGGTACCCGTCGCCTCTTGGCCGCCGGTGGCGGCCGCGGTCCCGCTCGCCGCCGGCCTCGCCAACGCCCACGCGGTCGGTGTGGGCGTGTCCGGGCTGCCCGCCGACGCGGTCACCGGCGTGATCTACCTGGCGGTCGACCAGCTCCAACGCCCGGGCACCACGGGTAGCGAGAAGTGGCCGGGGAAGATGAAGCCCACCACCGGCGGCAAGACCACCGTGCGGCCCGGGTCGGTGTGGGCGGACAAGGCCTGCCGGCTGCTGTCCTCCTACGGCGCGGTCCGGTGAGCGTGCGGTGAGCTTCGCGTCCGTCGTCGACCAGGTCGCCGTCTACCTCGGCGGCCCCTACGACGCGACCACCCGCACCTACCGGGTCGCACCGGCCGGCGGCACCCAGGTCCCCGGCTTGGCGCTGGTGCGCCGGTCGTGGGCCAAACGGGAGGACTTCGCCGACTTCTTCGCCGGCGCCGCCGTCGGGGCGGCGACCGGGGCGTGGATGACCGTGTGGGTACCCGACAAGATCGAACGGCGGCTGACCGTGCCCGCGGTGACCGGCCGCAAACACGTCCGCTACCTCGTCGAGCTGCACTGCTTCGTGTTCTCCAAGGCCGCGTACGCCGAGGACTGCTCAGACTTCGTCGACGCCCTCGACGCGGCGGTCATCGCCCGGATCCGGGCCGACCCGACGTTGGGTACGGGCGGGTTCGAGGCGGGGCAGATCCAGGCCGGCGAGCCCGACGAGCACGGCATGGGCGGCGACATCCACTCGCAGCGGTGGCAGATGTCCACCGACGACCAGGTCACCAAGGCAAAGCTGGAGATCAGCTTCGAGGCGCACGCCATCGACGTCGGATAGGAGAGCCATGGCTACCAGGCGAAACAGGTCAACGGCCGGCGCCGACGCCGCGGCGGACCGACCGGAACAGGCACCCGACGAGCCGGCCGGACCGCCCGACCCGACGTGCTGGGAGTACACGGGCCCGCAACGGCTGTACAGCAACGTCCCGGTCACCGTCCGGGCCGGTGACGTCGTCGCCTGGGTCGGGGCACCGGCCGACGACGGCTGCTGGGCCGAACACGACGGGCCGGCCACGGTACGGCCGGACAACGAACCGACCGACCAGCCGGAGGGAGTGAGCACCGGTGCCTAACCCCACCGTCTACCCCGGCGCCAAGACCTTCCTGAGCGGCGGCGTGGAAGCCGTCCAGGGCACCCCGGCCACCCCGGCCTGGACGTTCCCCCTCGAGGACTTCGAGCCGGAGGACAAGCCCACCTGGATCGACGACAAGAGCAACTACGGCGACATGGCCGAGCTGCACGGCGTCGCGCAGGGCCCGATCCACACCGAGTGGTCGGCGAAAGGACCGTACTTCGGCGACGGGTCGCTGTTCTTCGTCCACAACCTGTTCGGCGACCTGGTCGAGGACGGCACCTACACCGGCGCCGGCACCACCACGCTGTCCAGCTCCGCCGCCGCCGGCGCGACGACGATCTCCACGGTCGCGACGATCGCGGCGACCACCGTCATCGCGATCGACGCCGGGTCGGGCACCCTCGCCGAGGTCCGCACCGTGCAGTCGGTGACGGGGGCCGGCCCGTACACCCTGACCCTGAACCGGGCGTTGTCGTTCGGGCACAGCTCCGCGGTCACGGTCCGGCCGGTCACCAGCCCGTACTCGCACCTCAGCGCGCTGCTGAACTCCGGCACCGGCCAGCCCGGCTCCCTCGCCGGCCTCGGCGGCTCCCTGACGCTGGTCGACTGGCAGGGCCTCACCACCACCGTGCAGGCCCGCGCGTACAGCGGCTGCTGCGTGTCCGAGATCACGCTGAAGGGCAACGCCGAGTCGGAGTTCATCATGACCGACATCAAGGGCCTGGGCTGGCCGTCGGCGGCCGCGGCGGCGCTGCCCGTGGCCGCGGCTACCACGGCGCAGCCCATCGCGGCGTGGCGCACCCGCCTCGGTCTGGCCGGCCCCGCGTCCGGCGGTACCCAGGTGAAGACCGCGTCGGAGTTCGAGATCACCATCAAACGCAAGCTCAAGGCCGAGTTCACGCTGCAGAACGCGCAGACCCCGTTCCTGATCCAGCGCGGCGAGGTGTCGGTCTCGGGCAAGCTCACGGTGCCGGTACCGGCCGACGAGACCCACCTGACGTACATGCTGGCCAACACCCAGCCGCAGCTACAGGTCGTCGTCGACAACGGTGGTGCCGGCGCCGGGCTGCTGAGCCTGCAGGTCGACGTCCAGAAGGCCGCCTACAAGACCGCGAAGATCAAAAAGTCGGAGGCCATGGGCTACGAGGTCGCCTTCGACGCGATCTCCACCAGCACGAACGCGGGCCAGTCCGGCGGCACCAGCCCTATCAAGATCATAGCGCAGAACGCCGTCAACCAGCTCTACTGACCAGGACGGAGCAGGGCCTGTGACCGTTACAGACGACCGCGAGACGCACCCATGGTTCACCGGCGAACCCGGCCCGGCCGGCCCGGCGCCGACAACCGCGTCGACGAGCTGGACGCCGCCGCCGGGCGCCACGGCCGCGGCGGCCGCCGACCACGCCGCGCGTACCGGGCGCGTCGCCGGACCAGCCAGCGAGCCGGCCAGCGTGGTCATCGCCGGCAGCTTCGTGTCCGGCCGGGTACCGCTGCCCTGCGGCGGGTGGGTCGAGTTCCACGACCCGCACGACCTCAAGGGCCGCGACTACAAACGCGTCATGCGCGGCATCCGCGATGCCGGCCCGGGCCACGCCGGCGCGTCGATGGTCGACATGCTCGACGGGCTGATCGCGATCCTCGTCGCCAAGTGGGAGATCCCCTACCTGCCCGGCGCGTCGCTGCCCGCCGACAACATGGCGATCACCGACGAGCTGCGAATCGAGGACCTCCGCGCCCTGCACGTCGCGGCCGCACCCGCGATGAAGGTCGTGTTCCCGACCGAGTCCGCCGGCCGGGGCCCGGGAAGCCCTACGCCGCCCGCCAGCGCGTAAAGGCCAAGCTGGCGGGCTGGCCCGGCGTCCGGGACGCGACGAGCGAGGAGGACCGGCTGTGGGAGCGGGCCGCCTGGTACGCGTTCTTCGCCGACCGGTTCGGCTGGGACGTCGAGCAGGTCGACGCGCAGCCGCAGTGGTACCTGTCCCGGCTGCCGGGCGTCGCCGCGGTCTTCGACGAGGTCCGCCACGAGCAGGCCAAGGCCGCCGCCAAGGGATGAGCGACGGGACACCGCTATGATCATCCTGCGTGGGGTCGGCGCCTGGCAGGCCGCGATGGACGCCAAGATCGCGCAGATGCAGGGCGCGACGCAGCTCGCGCTCCGCAAGTCGTTGTCGCTGGTCGAACGCAGGACCAAGCAGCGGCTGCGCACCTACACCCACCCCGAGGGCACCCCGACCCCGTCGCCGCCCGGAGACCCACCCGCGTGGGTGACGGGCAACCTCGCCCGGTCCGTCGACACCGAAGGACCCACCCTCGTCGCCCCGGGCCGCTGGCGCGGCCAGGTCGGCCCCACCGCCGTCTACGGGCGCATCCAGGAGCTCGGGGGCGTGGCCGGCCACGGGGCGCGCCTCGACGCCCGCCCGTACCTGCAGCCGTCGTTCGACGAGGCGCTGCCGGAGATCCGGCAGATCTTCGTCGAGGCGTGGCGCGCCGCCATCCTCAAGTGACCACCGTCGACCCGTAAGCCGAGGCTGGGAGGCCGCCCATGCCGATGGGTGCCTTCCTGCCACCGGTCGTCGCCGAGCTGCTCGCCGAGGTCGGCAAGTTCACCGCCGAAATGGGCGCCGCGAAGGCCGAGATGTCGGGCTTCGAGGCCGCGCAGACCCGCATGGCCGCCGCGGGGAAGGTCGCGATGCTCGGCCTGGCCATCGGCGCCGTCGCCGCCGCCGCCGCGTCGATCAAGCTCGGTATGGACTTCGACCAGGCCATGGAGCTCATCCACACCCAGGCCGGGGCGTCGCAGGCCGAGGTCGAGCAGCTCAAGGTCAAGGTCCTCGACCTCGCACCCGCCGTCGGGGTCGGCCCCGAACAGCTCGCCCAGGGCCTCTACCACATCGAGTCGGCCGGGTTCCGCGGCGCCGCCGCGATGGACATCCTCACCGCCGCGAGCAAGGACGCCCGCATCGGCCTGGCCGACATGGACACCGTCTCCCAGGCCCTGATCGGCACCATGGCCACCGGGCTCAAGGACGTCACCGACGCCGCCGACGCCGCCGCGTACCTCAACACCATCGTCGGCGTCGGCGACATGAGGATGAACAAGCTCGCCGCCGCCATCAGCACCGGCGTCCTACCGTCGTTCAAGTCCGCGGGGCTGGGGATGACCGACTTCGGCGCCTCCCTCGCCACATTGACCGACAACGCGGTACCCGCCGACGAGGCCGCCACCCGGCTACGGATGACCGTGGCGCTGATGTCGTCCCCCACCCACGCCGCCGCGCAGGCACTGTCCGAGATCGGCATGTCGTCCACCACGCTGGCCAACGACATGCGCCAGCCCAACGGCCTGCTCGTCGCGGTCATGGACCTCAAGCACCACCTGGAGGACTCGGGCAAGACCGCGGTCGAGCAGAACCAGATCATCGAGCGGGCGTTCGGCGGCGGCCGCACGAGCGGGGCGATCCTGACCCTCCTGGAGGAGTCCGACCGGCTCAAGGACAAGTACCACGAGCTCGGCGACCACGCGTCGCGGGCGGCGAAGGCCGACGAGGCGTGGAAGGCCCAGCAGCAACAGTTCTCCCAGCAGCTCCACCAGGTCGGCGCCGAGCTGCAGGTCGTCGGGGTGAAGGTCGGCGAGTTCCTGATCCCGTACATCCAGAGGTCCACCGAGTGGCTGTCGAAGCACACCGAGGTCGTGAAGATCGCGGCGCTGGTCATCGGCGGGATCCTCGTGGCGGCGATGGTGGCGTTCACCGCGTCGGTCATCGCCTCGACGGTGGCGTTGCTGGCCAACCCGGTGACCTGGATCATCCTGGCGATCATCGCCGCGGTGGCGCTGCTCGCCATCGGCATCTACGAGCTGGTCACGCACTGGGGCACCGTCTGGGGCTTCATCAAGCGGATCAGCCTCGACGTGTGGCACTGGATGGTCGACGCCTGGCACGCCACCTGGAACGCGGTCATGGGGGTGGTCCATTGGGCCGAGGACAACATCTTCCGCCCCATGGCCACGTTCTTCGAGCGTTACATCGTCGGCCCGATGACGCTGTGGATGCGGGTCCTCGTCGGGATCTGGGAGTTCACCTGGGGTTTCCTCAGCGTGGTCATCGACGACTTCCGCAAGGTTTGGGACGTCGCCTGGGCGGTGATCAAGACGGTGTTCGACACCTGGTGGGCCGGCGTGAGGATCATCTTCAGGCAGGTCGACCAGTACGGGATCACCCCGACCCGCAACGCCATTCACGCCCTCGCCGAGGCCTGGGACATTGCCTGGTCGTGGATCAAGGCCGTGTTCGACACGTGGTGGGCCGGCGTGAGGATCATCTTCGGGTATGTGAGCCAATACGGCATCCAGCCTCTGCGGGCCGCGATCTCGTGGCTCGGCTCCGAGTGGGACCGGATCTGGAACGGCATCAAGGCAGCCGTGTCCGCCGCGTGGAACTTCCTGCGTCCGATCCTCGACCGGATCTCGGGCGCGATCTCCAGCGTCGTCGGCGGGATCCGCGACATCGCCAACGCCCCGGGCAAGTTCGGCTCCCAGGTGGCGCACATGTTCGGCTTCGACGCCGGCGGCTGGGTACCCGGCCCGCCCGGCGCGCCGCAGCTCGCCGTCGTGCACGGCGGCGAGTACGTGCTGTCCCGCGACATGATCTCGTCGGTGGGTCGTGGCCCGGCTGTCGGCGGCACCACCGCCCAGCCGGGCATGGCCGCCGCGCTCGCCCCGATCCAGCTCACGATCCCGGTCATCATCGGCGGGCGCACCGTCGAGACGCTGCACCTGGAGCTCATCCCGGCGGCGCAGCGCTACAAGGCCCGCACCGGCACCACCGGGATGACCTGATGGTGACGAACCTGCCGGACCTGTTCCTG